TTTATCAGGGCCGCCTTTTTGTAGCATCCGATGAAATACGCGTCATAGTCCGTTATGTCCTTTCCGGGAACCAGCACCTGCCTTCTTACGAAAAGGTAGGTGTCATGGAAATTGTCCTCGTCCAGCATTCCGTACCGGCGTAACGTCCCTCTCAACCTGTCATAGGATTTTGTGAACCACTCGTTGAACAGTCTTTCCTTTTCTGCGCTCTTGTCTGCCATAACCTTATATTTTTTTGAGTTATACATGGCCTACACGGGTAGGCATTCTTATTTCTTGTGCTTCCTCCAGTTTGTTTTTCGGCGGTCTCCGGCAAGGCTTGCCGTGAAAAAATACGCTCACGCAAAGCGTGAGGAAGATTTTTTCACGAGCAACCAGCCCGCAGGGCCGCCTTGCGGGACCGGCCTGAAAAACAACTATTTTTGCCGCAAGAAATGAGGATGGATGGATTCCTTCCTTCTGTCTATTGCCTGTCCGGTGAGAATCTAAAATACCATGCAGCTTTTCTGTCTTCGGCATACTTGGAGAAATATTCAAGGATATGGAATGAGAACGGCAATACGTGATATTGCAGAAGGAGCGGAAATGGGATTGGAAACAGGAAGCATGTCCGGGCTTTCATGCGGTTTATACGGCAGTGTTGATTTTGGGGAGGATTACAGGGAAGTGACAGGAAGGTTAGCCGTTCCGGAGAAATTGTATGTGTACGTTTGTTCCTTCTGGAATACGGAGTCTTTTAAAATCATGGAAGACCTCATTCGGGAATGTGTTCCGAACAATACCCCGCCACGGAACGGTTATGACACTTGATATCAGGCTGTAAGCCGTTCCGTAGCTTCAGTATCCCATATCCCATGCATGAATGTGGATCAGGCGGCATTTCACCTCCTTGCCCCGTTTACGGACATGCCGATGCGTTGCCTGCCGGAATTCTCATTCAAGCAGTTTTCGTCCGCCATCATCTTCCAACACACGCATTTGCTGGATGGCTATCCGGTTCAGTCTCACGAGCCGTTCGCCTTGCGGTATGCCCTGGTCTATGAATACGGCGTTCAGGTTTTCCATATTGGAGAGGCAGATCAGTTCATTGATGGAGGCATAGTCACGGATATTGCCCTTCAGACCGGGATTCTGCTCACGCCACATCCTGGCGGTCATCCCGAACATGGCTACGTTGAGCACGTCCGCCTCTTCCGCATAGATGACGCCGGCCTGTGCGGGGGTGACTTCCACCGGTATCAGGTTCTGCCTGATGGCATCGGTATGTATGCGGTAGTTGATCTTTGACAGTTCCCGTTTCGCACTCCAGCCGAGCTGGGCCTGTTCCTCCTCTTTCAACCGCTGGAACTCTTTCAGCAGGTACAGCTTGAATTGAGGGGATACCCACGTGGCGAACTCGAACGCGATATCCTTGTGTGCGTAGTAAGTCCCTCCATAGCGTCCGGCCTTGGCGATGATACCTTTGGAGTTGGTCTTTTCCACCCATTGTTTGACGGAAAGGATGAAACGGTTCAATCCGGCCTCGTTTTTAATTCCCTCGAATTCGGGGGAATTAAAATCCGGATTGTACATCTCCTCCCATATGCCCAGAAACTCGACGGTATTCTTGTTACGCAACCACTTTTCAATAAGGGCGGGACCGTTTTCCATATTGCGGACCATGTCGGTCAGGGAGATATAATCCTTGTCATTGTACGTGATGACTGTCACTTCTGTATTTTGGACTTTAATTTTAGCCATGTTCTTTTAACGGTTATTCGGTTATTATTGGTTCGATGTACAAATGTACGGTGTATTTTCTGGAATGGTCCTCCATATCCGGAAAAGTTTGTGTCACGCCGCCTGTTGCGACAAGCCGTTTCTACCAAGGAAAGGGCAGGCAATACCGGCTGACGTGGATACAGGCGGAACAACCCGCATATGCAATGCAGAGGGAGCAGGAGAGCCTTCACCACAGCCGGAGAGGAAAGCGGTCTCATGCCGGGGTACGGCATGAAAAGGGGCTCCCGGACAGTTCTTTTCCTTGTCGCACATGCACTACGTCGGTCGCAGTTTTCGCCTTCTGAATCCCTTTTACGTCCGTCCCTGCGCTTTCGGAGCGTTTTTCCGGTAGAAAATTTCACCATGCGGAAATTTTCTACCGGAAACCGAAGGGAAAACGCGGAGTCCCGCAGGGACGGACGAACTTTGATGAGGAAGGGGAAAATCGTCCGTTTCATAAATACCATTTCCTCATATGGCATCGCATATTTCCTTCTCCATCTTTTCCAGCTTATGGGACAGGATTTCCATGTCGCTGCTGATCTTCTGGTTGGTTATCCGGGCATATATCTGGGTGGTTTTCAAATCCGTATGCCCCAAAAGACGGCTTACGGTCTCGATGGGTACACCGTGCGAGAGCAGCACGGTGGTGGCGTTCGTATGCCGGGCAACATGATAGGTCAGCCTTATCTTGAAACCGCACTGCCTGCCAAGTTCCTTCAATATGGTGTTGCATCTGCCGTTGCTCGGTACCGGAAATACATGATCGTCCTTGGACAGCCCCTTGTACTTCTCTATGATGCGCTTGGGAACGTCCAGCAGGCGGATGTTGGACTCGGTGTTTGTCTTGCGCCGGCGGGTGATGATCCAGAGGTTGCCGTCGAAGAAGGTCTGGAGCCGGTCGGTCGTCAGCGCCTTCACGTCCGCGTATGCCAGTCCGGTGAACACAGAGAAGATGAAGAGGTCGCGTACCAGTTCGCAGGTCCCGCTTTTCACCGGGGCCTCCATCAGCGTCTGTATCTCACGCTCTGTTAGGTAGCCCCGGTCAACGCTTTCGGGGGAGTTGATGTACCCGGCGAAGGGGTTGAAGGGAAGCGCACCGCTGTTGCGGGCGATGGAGATGACGTGCTTGAGCCCGATCATGTAACCCCATACGGTATTGGTGCGGCATTTCTTCTCCGTACGCAGGAAATACTCGAAGTTGTTGATGAACGTCAGGTTGAGTTCCTTCAGGGGAATGTCGTCACGGCGGTACACTTTCGGGACGAACTCGCAAAGGTGCCTGTATATGGTACGGTAGCGGTTGTATGTTCCCTGCACGCGGCTGTGTCCCACTTTCTTGATGAACTCCTCGTTGTGCTGCTCGAAGAGTTTCAACAGCGTCTCGCGTTTCACGCCCAGCCCGAGGCAGGCGTCCCTCAGCCTGGCGGCGGTGACATAGCCGTCGGACTGCATCAGTTCCTGGTAACGGCGGTTCACGTCCACGCGTATCCGGTCAACCTCCGCATTGATTTTCTGCGCCTCGGCGCTCTTGCCCGTGGCACGTGCCGTTTTCACGTCCCAAAGTTTCGGAGGTACGTCCAGTTTACAACTGAACTGCTTGATTTCACCGTCCACCGTAAGACGGCACATTAGGGGGAGATAGCCGTTGGCTCTCTCGCTGCCCTTCTTCACGTAGAAGAGGATTTTGAAAGTCGATCTGCTCATACTCGTTTTCATACTTTTTTGATCGTTACAAAGTTAATATCAAGCGAGTTGTCCTCAGGTATGAAAAACTGTGCAAATTACTGAAATAGAATCTGTTGTGCCGTTTCTTGTTCCTGTTATATCAGTAACGATATGGGAACTGAAGTCTTTCGCAGCTTTTATCGGACCTCCTTTTTCAGCTTATGCAGTATTATGAGTTAAACACCTAACTGCTTAATAGACTGCATTCTTGCTGTATTATCATCAACCTTGCTTTTTCTTGCTGCGTTTACTTTAATTTGTGACGTTTCATGAATTATTGTACAATCTAAAATACGTGCATAATGGCGGGGCATCTGGACATTGGTATGCCCCAACATCTTGGTTACACTCTCTATCGAGACACCATTGGCCATGGCCCAAGGATGCGGAAATCAAGCGCTGATTGAGGAACTTGCCACGTTGAACCGGAAAATACGGCTTACCATAAAGCCGGTAGGTGGGCATGAAGGCAGAACGAATGACGGAAACCAGACTTGCCAAAGAAGATACGTACCCTCAATGGAGATTGCCGCTCCGTCAAATGGACTGAAAAATATCCTAAGTTTGCCGCAAAGAGCCGCTTTTCAAGAAAGGACAAAGGTATGGCTAGTACCCGGAATAAATCCGACCTGCTGGCCATACCTTTGTCTGTAAAGGGAAGAAGGAAACTTTATCATTCTTCTTCCTCAAAGGAAAGGTTTTTCACCTGTCTGTTAATAACTTTACAGTTAATGGAATCCTTCAGATTGATTATATCCACAATCGATTAATACCTGGTTCCGTTCTCCTTTTCCGCAAAATGCAGACACCCGCTCAAACGCTCTCAATTTCTGACGAATCGAGATTTATCAGTTCGCAGACTTCATCGGGCAGCATGGAGAGTTTGACACAGTTGTCCTCGCAGATATGTTGCAGCACGGTCAGCATGTTGAGAGACTTCTTGTTACTTCTCACGAGTGCAGCAAATGAGCCGCTTTCAAACTTAATTATCATTTTCATAACCTTTTATTTTTAGAGTGTTCTTCTTTTTTCCAGCAACGCAGCACATCCGAACGGTGGTAGTAAATCTTCCCCCTTGTCACGGTGGAAAGCCTATGAGCCGTCATTGCGTCGTCTTAAAAGTATCCTGTCGGACATCTTGGTAAGTAGGCGTACGCCATTTGAATCCAGTATTTCGCTGTCGGGCAAATTATGTATAGTAGGAGCCACTAACTTTTCAATATTGGTTACTTTGGCGAGTATGGCACTAAGCATGTGGCGCATCTGCGCCCACCCGGTATAGTTCTTCTGCTATTATAATGAGCTTATTTTTATTTTTTATGGTGCAATATTACAGAGATATAAGGTCACAGGTTACCCAACCGTTAAGTAACCGCCAAAAAAAGACAGGAAACGTCAAGTTATGACAAAAAATAGCCGGGAGGCACTTTTCCCGGCTATTTTTTGATAAGTAACTATTAATAAGTACGCCTATGTTTGTTAATACTCTAATAATCAGATTTGTATAGAAATAAACAAGAAAAGATTTTGTTATATTCCCAATATTGCCTACATTTGTATATGAGTTATTTGAAACTATGCAAAGTAGTGTAACCCGAAGCAGTACTTCCGTTTCCAAATCGTTACCTCATCTTTTAGGTTCTCTGTATTTATCTAATCTTTAGAGAGTTGCATTAAAATACTATGTTTCCCGTAGAGAAAACATTATTCTTTTTTTATCTACAAAATATGATTACAGATACATATTTAACATGAGGTCAATAAAATATAGCTATCTACAAATATGGCGATTAGCTAAATCCGCTACATCTTATAACCACAAAAAGGACAACAAGGATTGATAACAATCTTGTCTCAGAGTCCTGTTATGATTTTTAGTAGATCAAGGGGCAGTATTATACCTCGACACATCAGTTAATTATTCTTCAATTTTTCAATCAAATATTTTGCACTATCATCATTCTCCAACGATAGCCAATCTTCAATGTTTATACCTGAGAAGATTTTATTCTCTTCCTTTGATGAAGAAGGATGGAAATCACGCTCGTCTTTCATTGGTTGTATAACTTCGACTTCACCCACATGCATGTATTTGCAACAGCTACTGAGCCTCTGCATATCAATCAGGTTGGTGTCTGACCATAGTTGTTTTTCGCCCAGATTACAAAAGAATAAAGAGTATCCTTCTTCTGCTAGAAATTTATTAAGATAATCTCTTCGAATCACAAGTCCATCAAAAGCGTCTCCTGGTATATTCCGGTTGAGTGCAATGATGTATCCATCATTATTGCGAACCACTCCACGCTCCGCATTATAAAGTCCAAACATCTCGTAAAATTCCGATAAAGGCATATATACTGTTGATTTTATGTCATCTTCGTCATCTATTGCAACCCTATCCTCTTGTAATTGGGCACTATATGGAAGTTTTATATTGCATGGCGCTTTATGCCCCCATATCTCTACCTCATCATTTTTTATCTGTTTGAATGTATCCGCCCAAGGATATTCATTCCATATAAACTCATAGTTGCCAGTGCTCTCTGGCATCCAACGACCATAAAAATCCTGTTCCTTTGCCCATGATTCAAACTTGTTAGCGCAATCGTCAGTATCCTTCACAAGACAAGGGGCATAGTATATGAAAGACTCTCGTTTCTCACCATCTTTCTCTTGGGTATATTTCTGATAACCTACGATAACGACCCACTCGCACTGATTTCGGTCTCTCAAGATAATATTTAAAGAAGGTAACACCTCTCTTGAATCTAACCATTCTCTACCATCTGTAATGCCAAACAAGTTTTCAGATGGCAAATAGTCAAACATCTCATTATCTAGCACTATTTGATTCTCAACGACCTTTAGTGTTGGATCAAAATAGAATGATCTATCAGCATACCATGGATAAGGAATTTCGGCTAGTTCTTCTGTAAACCTGTTCTTAGTCATCTTACAGATGTCACAAAGATAAGCCTTTACCTCTCCTAATGCTATCCACTGATATTTCTTGCCTATTCTCTCTTTCAAATGATAGTGCCTGTCCCCCCACTCTACGCTCTTATCATATTCTGATAAAATCTCGGAATACCCGTAAACGTGTTTTATACGATAGGCAACAGCTTTTGTTATATCATCTAACAATATTTTTCTATCGTTGAAGATAAAAGTTTTCGATTCATTGTTACTATTTGTGCCAATTATATATCTGTTAAAATCCCATGCAAACAAAGAATGCCTCAAACAATAAGCACCGCCCTCCGGACCAAAATAATCATCACCAAAAGTTTCTGTTGTCGGATATGTAATCAAATCTTCAGCTGGCTTATAAGGAGGCTGGGAATTATTCCAGAAATCGTCTTCAGGATTGATGTGATTATTGTACTCCAATATTTTCAGAGTCCATATACGTCCATCAATATCAGATGGAATTTTTACTTGATTCTCATAATGGTATTTATAAATCCGTTCTGCGACATTGTGTGTAAGTTGCCCGTCTCGATTTGTCAATAACACACCATAAATCGCTGCATATACTCCAGATAACACGTAAGGATCATTCACCAAATAGAAAACATCAATAATATCTTTGCACAACAAGGGTTGCTTTGACATCAATGAACGCACGACGCGTATCATACGGATACGAAGATTGGGATGCGAAGAAGTGAACATCCAGCACAACAGCCATACATATATTTTAATATCTTCAGCAGTCTTTAAAGAAACACTATTTATCGTATAAGAAAGTCTGTAGCTATCTAAAAGTCCATTTACTCCAATTGTCCATTTTTCATCTCTTTCAAGCATACTCATCGTCATCAGTCTATCATGAAGATAAGGCATTAGCAACGTTTTGTACAGATTAAACTGCTCAAAAACACGAATAACATTTAAGAGATTTTCATCCTCTTTTAAGAAGTTTTGGACAAATTCAGGATGTAACGTATTTTTACTAGATGCTAAATTTCTTGTAGAAAGACTGCGAATCAGACAGGCTCTCATAAGACCGCCCTTAAAATCTGGTTTATCCCACAACTTTTCATCTGGGTTCCATACAGATAGGAAAGCCGTTACAGTGTTTAACGTCTTTACTTTTTCTTTTTGGGTCATTGTTCCTTGAGCACAATAACCAAGCAATCTTTTTATGTGCTCAAAACGTTCTTCGTCAGTCTTATCCTGTACGAATAGATTCGTTGCACGCACATAATCGCCCATATTATCATATTGGAATGTTGTAAACTGACAACCGTCTATAGTTCCATACTCCATAAGAAGGTTTTCCTTGACAGCACTATGATAAAGATTATTAGACCATAGTCTGTTGCGACATATTTTGTTTGCTATTCTAATTGCTATCCTACGGGGAATGTCACAGCAATGGTATTTTTCAAGAGACCTTCTGCCGATACTGTACATCAAAGTGGTAGTAACATCCCGCTGCGGATCTTCATCTGTCCATCTTGATACATTTTTATTGCACTTGCGGAAATACAGATTATACAACAGCAGAATATCAATCTCTTTTCGCTTATCTATTGGCAACAAATAGAATGACTCGCAAAATATTTTCAAGAGCAAGGGGTTTGTAAACTCTTTGCAATTAGAGTATATCTCAGGATCCTCATAGATGCCATAAACCTTAAAATATTTCTGTAATGCAGCTTTAGTATTACTGAATCCGCCTAAATCCAGTTTTTCCCAATCGCTCGCATTCAATATCGTATGCAGTTCATCATCTGACTCCATTGTTCTTACGGAAACTATGAGTTTTATATTCTGATAAGTTCTGAATGTTTCTACAATTTGTGGTAGTTTTTCTTTCCAATAAAAAGTACCCTCACCTTCATTAAGAGCATCAATTATGAATATTGCATATTTTCCTTTTTTGGCAACTTCATTGTTTAGGACTTTCATGTAATCAACATCTTCCCAACGTCTTATAGTCGCTATTGTTCTCAACGGATCTTCCATGGTACTAAACTCAGTACCAAAGAACAAATATATATTAACCTCTTTGCACAACTTATTCGTTATATGGCAAAGATGGTGCGTTTTTCCATATCCTGCATCACCTGTAATGTACAATAGCCTCCTCTTGCTGAGCATTTCCTTATCTTGAACATCCTGCAATTCATCCATTAAGTCTTGCAGGACATTATGATAGTAGCCTCTGATAAAATAATCCTCATGGTATCTAGGGTCTCTGCATGACCCAATCCTCTCTAAATCCAGATAGAAATCCTTATTTCTCTCACCCGTAGACAGATAATGAATAAATGCAGAATGTGCTTTACAAAACTCCTTATAGTTCTCTGGAAGAGTGTCGTACCAGTTACAGTATTTGATTCTGAGTTCCTCTTGTTCCTCTTTTATATCTAAACCACAAAATAATCGGATATTCTTCTCTAACTCTAAATCCTCAGAATGCAAATCTTCTCTATATCTAGAACTCATCTTCTTTAGAGATTCCTCTGTCGCTTTTATACAAGTACCTATTCCATAAGGCCGAGAATCAAATTCATCAGCATTATTTTCAACATTAACCTCTTTGGGAAGAGCTTGTACAATTGAATTTATAGACGTATAGCCCAATGACCTATGCAATTGATCTGTCACAACCCCAATGGCATATCCAAACTCATTTAACACAGGAGAACCAGAAAAACCAGAATACGAATAAAAACCAAAAGCATCAGTTCTTTGAACAACTATATCGAATCCCAGGGTATGATTACTGAGGTTTCTAACGTTACGTACACTAACACCAAAGTAATCTATACCATTACCTATTTCCTGAGGGTAACCAATGATTTCCAAATCCAGTCCTTTCTTGAACTCTGTATTAAGTAATGGAATCTTCTCAATAAGATTTTCATCTATTGGCTCAAGACATCTCAGTAAGGCAACATCCATAATGTCCCCTATCTTCATTAACTCACATAATACATCTTTACCATCTATAGTGACTATGATTGAAGAACGATCGTATTCTGCATCAGAAACCACATGATAAGCAGTTAATAAATATCCATTGCCTATATAAAAAGCAGTACCTTGCACTTCTCTGCATTTAACTGGCACAACTGACTTACCGCCATAATTGTCAATATTCAAATTCAAGTTCATTATTTGTATCGATTTGGAAATTATATTTTTGTCGTAATTCTACAGATTCATCAGATGCCATATCTTTCATCAAGATATTTCTGTCATAGTTATAGTGAATAGTCCGTACTTTATTATCACCTCTGTCCACTATCTTAACCAAAGTCTCCATTGAAGGCTTATCGCCAACCGAACCGCCTGTAATAAAATAATCAAAGCTGTCTATTACTTCCATCAGTTCTTTGCTGGTGCTATGCTTACTTCCATGATGAGATACCTTTATGGCTTTCATATTATCCACCTTACCATATTTATTCACAATGGCAGTTTTTACGATATCAGGTTCTGCATCCCCCATGAAAAGCACTTTCGTATCTTTGTACTCCCAAATAAATGCAATAGAACCTTTATTCTCATCCGTTATGCCAGACGGCTCAAAATCTTTAGCTTTTTTCCATCTCTCAACTGAATATTTATCTATTAGGCCAGCAATTTTTTGCTTCTTGACGTATTCTCTTTCTCTAATTTTCATTGATACAAGTCGAGAGACTAATTCGAAAAGAGTTTCGCGTCCCTCAAAAGGTGCATTGATAACCTCATGTCTTGTCAATCGTAAATATTCACGGGCAAAATTCATATCCAGCGTTTTAAGTTCAGAACTTGTTGGAGAAATAAAAACCAACTGCCCCAAACCATCTCCCAATGGGTATGGCTCCAAACTGTTCTCTATATAAAATGTTTTCTCCCAAGCACTGTTCCATTGTGGATTTTTCAAAAGGATTGACGCAAGAACAGAAGCATGCTCCATATTTATTTTACCGTTTGTATCAGTACGCTGCTTGGGGAGATTTTGGGTTAGAATTTCAATATCACTACTAACAATCTTGGTTAGTGCCGCTATCTTCTCGCCAGATAACAACTGATAACAATTATAAAAAATCTTACCTATTGTAATCTCTGGCATTGCAATAAGCATCTCACATACTCCATTTATATGATCATCATCTATGTGTGTAACAATAAGAAGATCAATATGCTTATGCAATTTCTCTTTTATGAATAGATTTATCTCAGGCGTATACTTACCACAATCAATCATAATACTGAACGTGGCATCGTCTTTTATCAGCCTCATAAATACACAATCACCAACTCCAGATTTGAATGTATTTAAAATTGCATGCATAAAAAAATTTTGAAGTTAAGACAATAATTAAGCAGAAACTGTTGTATCCTTATAATATCCAGTTACAAAGAACCACAAACGGTCCCTGCTATGTTCACCGAACGTGAAATTACAAAATTTCTCATATAACAGATAACTTCTGCAAAGTTTTTTATTACTGTCCGGTAAAAACGGTACAACCCAATATTTAGCACTAATACAGCTATTTACATTCATTTCGTAAAAAAGGGCTTGTCTTTTTGTCCTGTGTAAAATTGATAGCATTAACATATTGACCTTGTTTTTATCATTTATGGTGCAATATTACAGAGTTATTATGAGGCCATTGGTTACTCAACCGTTGAGCAACCGACAAAAAAGGACAGAAACCGACAAAGAGGTACAAAAATAGCCGGAGGGTAATTCCGGCTATTTCACAATTATAAGAATATGCTTAAAAAGAATCTTTTGATAAGAAGAAACAGAAAAATATAATACAAACTTACTCTATAATCACATTACAGAGATAATTGAAAATCCATTCTGACCTGCGACATCTCACGTATCACCGTACGGTCTAACACACGTGCATAATGACGGGTCATCTGAACATTGGTATGCCCCAACATTTTAGCAACACTCTCAATGGAAACACCATTTGCCAAAGCAAACGTTGCGAAAGTATGACGGGCCACATGAGTCGTCAATGTTTTCTTAATGCCACAAATATCAGCTAATTCCTTGAGATACGCATTCATCTTTTGATTACAAAGAACAGGAAAAAGCACACCGCGACTTTTACAATATTCATTAGTGGAATACTTTCCTAGGATCTTCAAAGGCACTTCCATCAATGGAATATTACACATAATTTTGGTTTTCTGTCTCCCTTTGCGTATCCATTTGGCACCGTTCGAATCCTCTACTATGTGTTCCTTTTTCAAATCATGAATATCCGAGAAAGCCAAACCTGTGAAGCAACAGAACACAAAAACATCACGCACCTGACCCAACCGTGGAATATCAATCTCCTTTGAAATCAGTTTTTGAATCTCCGAATCTTCCAAAAAATCCGGTTCTACTTTATCCAGTGAGAACTTTATTTCAGAAAATGGATCATTCTTCATCCATCCCTTAGCCAAAGCTATACGGATTATCTTCTTGAAGTTCTTTAGATATTTAGTAGCAGTATTGTGACAACACTTTTTCTCTGTCTTCAGCCAGAACTCATAATCCTCAATAAACTGACGGGAAACATCTCCCAAAAGAATGTCTTTTTTATGATATGTTTCCCAAACAAAATCCTGGGTATGTTTCAAAGATGTTTCATAACGCTGTACAGTTGCAGGTGCCATGTCCGTACCAGACAATTGAGCACATTTATCATTATGTTCCCGAAAGACCTCAAACAAAGTACGCTGTACGGGAGCATCCTTACCCAAGAAACGCTCCAGGACACTATTGGCAGAAACGGATACACCCTCTATCTCCAATTCACGCTGAATCTTCATTATCCGTAAGCGGATTGAGTCAAGATACAAATTCAGTTCCTTGTACTCCCGTTTCTTTTCCAAAGCCTTTCCTTTTGCCGCACTCCAGAACTCCGGAAAAATTGTTTTCTTCACTGAAGCATCAACCCGGACTCCATTCACTGTAATTCTCATCATTATCGGAGCCTCACCGTTCCGATTCAATTTCGTCCTACGAATGTAGAACAATAGACAAAATGTTGTTCTTTCCATCTTACTTGTTTTTTAATCACAAAACTAAATTTCTAAGAGCAACAAGTCAAGATGCAAAATACTAATAAACAATGAATTATTCACCAAATAGGTGTACCTGACATTGAAGGTAATAAGGTACACCGAATAGTACACCGAAAGAATGCTTTAATATGCTTATTTTTGCTATGTACCAAAAATAAAAAATCCCCGTAA